GCGCTTTTAATTAGCTTTTTATAAGCAGGATCGCTTTTGCCGTAATACAGTCTACTTGGCTTAGCAACCCAATTTGTTATACCTTCAGTATTAATTTCAACAAATTTACCATCTGTTGTTTTTCCAAACTTAACAGCGTTTTTTATACCTGCCTCAAAAGCCTGCTTTGCAGACGAGTACATTTTACCACCTTTAACTCCATAAAAAGTCTGCTTACCACCACTACCCATCATACCGGCTTCAATAGTAGCTGTATCTAATTTATGTTTAACAACAGCTTTTTGCATTGCATCTTGCTGTGCTACTCTATTAGATTCATTTATAGGTGGTGAATTAAAATCAAGATCACTTGCTAATTGTTTTTTGTTTCTTAAAACAGATACCTCTTTAAACGCGGTTTTAAGCTCAGGAGGCACAGCATCATAGCTTTCTAACTTACTAGCCATAGATGTGTTTTTGCCTGCAGCAACATCTTGTTTAGTTTCTAAGCTTAAATCAGTATCTGATCTTACAATTTCATTTGTAACTAACTTGCCGTACAAGCCAGCAATACCTTTTAAAGCCTGAGCTTGTGAAGACCTTGCGTTAAATCCTTCTTGTTTTTTACCATCAACAATGCCAAAAGCCTTTAAAAAATCAGCTTTACTTATTCCTTTATTTAAAACAAATGGAGCAAGTCCAGCACCTTTGCCAAGTCTATCTTTTTTAGTATAGAATGCGTCAAGCAATCCTTTTGGCACACCCGTAGAGGTACCTAAGAGCTTCTCTGTTGCAGCTTCTACTACTGCGCCTTGTGGTAATATCTTTAATAGTTTATCGGCGTTCTTATTAACAAATTGCTGTATAGCTGTTGCGTCTCCTTTTGATAAATTAGCAGCGGGTACAGTAAGTTTTTTAACCGGTATTCCAATTTCTTCTGCAATAATTTCAGGAGCTAAGTCACCAAGTTTTTTAAACGTTAAATTTTTAGGGTCAATGCCTTTAATCTTTTCTTGCACTTGCTCTTTAATCTTGCTTACGGCATCGTTAGATATAAGAGAGCTAGGTTTTATTTTTCTTTTTACAGGCTTTGTAGCAACTTCTGTTGTTACTTCTTCAGCCATTACGCCTTTAGCTTCTGTAACATCAGTTGTAAATTCTTCTCCTAAAACTCTTTGAGAAGCTTCTATAGCTCTAGCTGGTAAAAATTTGTTTATATAAGCGGCTAATGGAACACCTGATTCAGGCTTGTATTCTTTAATTAAATCAATTATACCACGCTTACCTGTTTCTATTTCGTCTGTTAAAAGTTGACGATCAAAATTAGGGGCTTCACTTCTTTTTTCTACTATTTTACTTACTATAGGCTTAAATTGCTCTATAATTTCAAAAGCTCCATCTACACCTTGAGTTTCATAAATAGTTTGCACTTTTTCACTTGCCTTAACGTTAGACTCTAGCTTGCTTTCTTTTGCAATTATACCCTTAGTTTCAGACTCAATTCTAGCTAATTCAACCTTAGCCAACTCACTGTCTATTGATTTAGTTTCGCGAGCTCCTTTGGTTCTACCGTCAACTTTTTCAACTATGCCATCAACTAAGTCACCTTTAGCGCCTTCTTTTGCTACTTTAAGCTGAGCTTCGTTTAATTTGTTACCAGAGTTAATTGTATTATTATAATCTTTTAAAAAGTTAAAAATATCTAATCCAGTATTAAACTCAATATTTAATGGCTGTTTTTTATTAGATTTAAAAACATTAGATATTTTATCTCTTAACGCTTCAAAAAAGCCTTTTGTTTTTTCATTATAAACAATATCACCATTCGTAATAGCCTCACTAACTAAAGGAATAACTTCCTCATAAGTCATTTCAGCTGAATAATTTTCATCAGCTATATAGTCTTGAAGCCTAGCTCTCATTTTATCTCCGCCTTCAATTTGCTTATTGTTTAATATTTCTGTTATTAAAGACTTGCCAAATGTTATAGCTAATTCTGGATTGTTTTGAAATGTTTGTTTAAAAAATGGATGTAAAAGTTCATGCTGGTCAGTAGTATATTTATTTCGTTCTGCAGCAACTCTGTCATTTATTAATATAATAGTTTCACCATTAAATTCAACAGCTTGGCCGTATCCTAATGATTTTTGTACTTTAGCACCCTTATCCGCAAGCTCTTTGACTCTAGCGTCGTAAGATTCTTGTGTGCCATAATTTTCAAACTCTGCTCCTAATTGTTCAGCTATTAATCTAGCTCCCTCTCTAGTTTTAGAGCTTTCAATATCAATTACTGTATCTTGTACAACTAGCTCTTGAATTTCAGTTTTTATTTCATTCAATCGAGCTTGATCTCCATTACCTTCGGTAATATCAGAATCATTTATTTTTTTAATTTTTTCCTGAAGTTTATTTTTTTCTATTAACAATGCAGTTAAAGGAGCTTGACTTTTAAGGTTTACGCCAGCTGTATTTAAAGCCTTTGCATTTGATTGAACATCTAAAAAGTTTTGCTTAATTACGTCAGCCTCTCCTTGAGTCATGCTGCCACTGTTTACTTCTGCTTTTAATTGTGTATTTAATAAACTTAAAGATCCCCCGACGCTAGCAAGCTTAACAGAAGTGTCGGATACATTAAGATCGCTAAAAGCAGTGTACATAGCATCTACTTTAGAATCATCTAATATAGTGTTAATCCTTCTATTAGTTGCCGATTGATTTAAATACGATCGACCAGCTCCAAAGCCTGATAGCTTTGCTCCAAATGCACCACCAATTAAAAATGTATCAAATCCTTCTGCAAACTTTTTATTAAAATCTATTTCTTTTCCTGTGTATAAATATTCGGCTAACTCGTTAATAGCAAATGTACCTGTTTCTGAGCCCCCTTCCATTCCAAACGCTTTAAAAATATCTCCCAAATAATTTGATAACCCTTTAAAAGAAGCATCTAAATTTTTAGGTTTAAAACCAAAAGCTTTTTTAGCTAACCCTCTAGTTACAATTTCTAAAGCACCTTCTGACATGCCAATCATTAAAGAATAGCCAGATAGACCCAAGCTTAAATTATTGCCTTCTTTTTGTTTTTCTCTACTAGCAGAAGAAGCTTCTCCCATTATTAATAAAGGTATGCCTACGTAAGGTATTGCAACCTCAAGTAAACTAGTGGCTGAACTTAAAGCGTCTGTAGATAATCGCGTCATTTGACTTACAAAACTTCTTTCACCAATCCCTTCGGTAATAGTTTGATCAAAAGTACGCATGGTAGAGTTTATATTGTCTACTTCGTCATACATTCTTTCTGATATATCTAATAAATAATTAGCTACACTTCCAGAAGGAATGCCAAATTTAGTGGCCATTGTATTTATAACTTTAGCTCTTTGCTCGTAAGGCAATGCGTTTACTGCTGCTAATGTTTTATCGTCAAAAAGAATAGTAGCTATTTGCTGATTCATCCAACTAGGTATCCCAAGCCATTTGCCTCCTATGCGAGTTACACCCGCTTCAAGGCCTTTCCCTAAACGATCCCCAAATTCAAGACGTTTAGCGTTTTCTTTATTTTTATTCATAACAGCAAGAACCGTATTAAATGGATCTTGCGCTGCGCTAAGAACGTAATCTTCAGCAGTTAATTCCATAGTTGACTTAGCGTCTTTACCCGTTCTTATTTTATAGTTATCAAAAGCTTGTTGCTGATTTGCTTTAGGTATTTCTTGCTGTTTTCCTTTTATGTAATACCCCCCGCCTTTCATACCATTGCTTGCTGTAAAGCTTTCTACATAAAAAGCTTCCTCAGGAACATTTTTTAAAGTACCATCATCTTTACGTAAATTTTGCATTTCAATAATTTCCGCATTGCTTGGAGAATCATCTATTATTTGCTGATATTGGTAATCTGATGCTAAGCTATTTCTATTTTTAATTAAACTGTTAAAAAGATTTGCTTCTTCTTCAGTATAAATAATTGGCTTACCTTCTTTGTCAAATTCAAAATCATTTTTAATAATTTTATCATATTTTTCTATTTGAACTTCTAAAGGGACTGGTTTTAATCCAGCAGCATAGGGCCCAACATAAGGATTTTCTTCTGCTACCATTTTGCCGCTCCCATCCATGCTCCATACATTTGGATCGTCACCCTCGCTAATAGGCTCGTTCATAGGTATAACTGAAGGTACTAATGTGTCGTTTTTAAGTTTACTATTTAACAATGCAATCTCAGCGTTTCTTTTTTCCTGCTTGCGCAATTGTTTTTTATATGACTTTAATGCTTTTTTTTGCTCTTCACTTGCATGACCTAATTCTACTTGTATGCTAGCAATAGAATAATCGTTTGTTTCTTTTTTCCACTTATCTGTACCTTCTTTTTTTTGATAATATTCTAAATTACCATCATCACCAACGTTCCATTTAAAATCATAAGTATTAGCATTATGGGTTTCTTCTTTAGAAACAACAGAGTTAAACTTTGCTTGCTGTTCATCGTAAGCTTTTCTTTGTTCTTGTTGATTTTTAAAAGACTTTAGCCATTCACTTTCTTGAAATAGAGATTTTCCAACCCCAAAATTGAATTTCTCGGACACGACCGGTGTAGCTGATACATTGTCCTGTGCAGCAGCAGTTTTCTTTTTTTCGTTTACTTTTTCAGCAGCGACTTTAGTTTCTTCAGAAAAAGAATCTAAATTAAAAGATCCATCTTCATTAAATTTATTAGGCTTTTCTTCCTCAACTACTGTTTGTTGAACAGTTTCTTGAGCAGACTTATTTCTTTTCTTCCAAGCTTCAGTTAGAGCAACTTTTTCTGGCACAGATATATCTGAACTTAATGTTTGTACGTATTCTAGTAATGTCATTTAATTTAATTTAAATTATTATCATCTAAAAACTTTTGAGCTTCTGCTTGTTTAGCTTGAGCTAAATCAAACACAGCCGCATCCTCTTTAACAGTAGGTGATTGATTTGCCATAAATGAATCTAAAAAATTATTTTTAAAATATTGTTTAAATGAATTTTGAAACAAAGATTTATTTTCTGGTGAAAGAGGTAAAACTTCTTTATAAATCCAGTTTCTATCTTCAGAGTCATCTTCAAAAATTGCTTTATCTTTTGAAATATATACATTCCATGCAGCTACTGCGTCTTGTTCTGAGCTTAATAAACCCGCAGCTTCCGCGTTTACAAAAGGAGTTATTTTTTTATCAATTTTTTCTAAATCATATTTTAATATATTTTTTCCTTGACCATTACCCAAGTCAACAATTTCATAATCAAAACTTCCGTCTGGATTTTTTAATATAAACTCTTCGCTAATTTTTGCGTTAGCTTTTAATTCTTTATTATCATTAATCATTTCCTGCATAAACAAACCAGTTTCAGGTATCAAAGTCATCATAATTTTTTGTATAACTGGAGTAGACACTACTAAAGATGTATCATCATTTAAAAGAGCTGTTAAAGACGAGCTATTAATTATTAAAGGATCAGGTACCATAACTTGATCAATTGCACTCATTCCTACAATGCCTGTAAACTTAAGTTCTTTTTTTACAAAAGCAGGTCCATGAAATTCAATTTGCTGAGATCCATTATTAAGTAAATCCAAATAAACCATATATCCATCTGTTTTAGAAAAACCTGGCTTAGTTGTCATTACGCTATTTGCAACTGTATATAAAAAATTATTATTAGGATCAAAATTATCTTCTTCAGTTACTTGCAATTGAGAAATTAAAGATGATAAAAAATCTAATGAAATCTCAGGAGCTTGCTCTAAGTATTTTAATTGAGCTAATTCCATTGCACAATCTTTTGAAGTACATTTATTTGAATCTATAGCTATTTTTATTTTAGCATAATGTATGCCAGCTCCTCTGTATGCATTATCTAATAACTGAAAGTTATAATCGCTGTTGCTTTTTATAAAATCTCTATTATAAGCAATAGCATTGCTTTGATTAAACTGTCTTAAAAAATTATTTTGTTGTAAATTTTCGTTTTCCATGTTTGTTTATGATTGTGATGCTCCATAACCTCCAGCAATCTGAGCTAACCCGCTAACAGCCCCTGTTATCGACCCTGTTGCGTCTGATTGCGCTTGACCCTCAGCTTGTCTAGCGGACCCTAGCATAGCAGCCGTTCTATCTAGCTCTTGCATTTGACGACCTTCTCTAGTAGAAAACATAAATTGTTCGCCTGCTACATCTGCATTTTGCAGTCTTTGTTGTTCAGCTATTTGTCTTTGTTCCATCTGCTGTTCTCCTTGAGCTCGCTTATCTTCATTATTTTTTTCTTGCATTTCAATACTAGCTGCAACACCTTTTTTAGATCTCAAAGCAGCTTGCGCTAAAGCTGTTGCACCCCCTGCGCTTGCTCCAGTTGCTCTTAATGTGTCTAAAGTATTAGCTAAAGATATGTCTGCTTCTTCTATTTGCATTTCAGCAGCGCCTGTAGCTACAGATAAATTAGCAAAAGGATTACTTATCATGCCGCTAAGATCTACAATACCTGCATAAGGATTAATTATATCTTGTCTACTATTTTCTAAGTCTTCTAACTTACCTTGTAACCTAAGCCTTTCTTTTCTAGCGGCTTCTTCTCTTTTTTTAGCCGCACTAGCTCCCATAAGGCCACCTATTATTTGCAAGCCTCCTCCAATTAGCGCCGGTGTTAGTGGTCCCATATTATTATTATTTTATTGTTAATATCCATTATTTATTGTATACGAACTTTCTACAGAGAATAATTGCTTATTGCCACCCAAATCCGTAGTAGTATCGGTTGAAAAAGTTCCTAAGGTGTAAAACCCTTTTACTCCGCTTATTGACTCTCCCCAAATAACCTCTCCATTAGACGCTGGTGTAAAGTTTCTTAAATTTCCAACATATTTATTTTCTTTTCTATCAAAGCCAGCGTGAATTGATGGATACGCAGGGTTTAAAGTATTGAAAACACTTATGTAATCAGCTCTATTAGTTATACTGTTAAACGTTAAAACCGTATTAACTGCAGCAAGTGGCGCAGCGTTGCTTAAGGTTATCAAGTAAAGATTATTAAATTCTATAAAAGAACCAGCTGGCATGACAATAGCATTGTTAGTAACTAGCACTCCAGTTGCAGTATTATAAGATACTACAAACGTATCAAAAGGTATTTGATTTGGAGATGAAATAAATGTTCCAGGTGGTATACTTTGCGGTACATTCGATATAATTGTGTTTACTGAACCAGCGTTAGAAATATTTACGTTACCCACAATTGTTGATAAAGCAGGCATCGAGGTGTTAACAGGTATATTAAGTCCTGAAACAGCAGAATTCAATATAGGTGATTTTGTTGCTATTATTAAAAATTGTGTTGTACTAACAACTTGACTAATTGTAGCTGTAGAATTAGCCTCTATATATTCACCTTCATAATAACTATAAAGTGAAGGGTACTCTTGAGAAATAGTTGTTAAATTAGTTAAATCAGTACTAGAATTCCAATTCACAGCTGGGCTTGTAATATTTGATCCAGTTGGATCAGAAACTAAAGATGATAATTGCCAACCGTTAGCTCCTTCGTAACTAACTGTTTTAAATGTTTTTGAATTTGCAGTGGCTGCGTTAAAAGAAACTGTTACAGCACTAGAATAATCTAATCCGTAAAAATTACCTCTTTTAGCTCCAGGGTAATTTGTTTTTTCAGCGTATTGCTCCCAAATACTTCCGTTTTTTACTGTATAAAAGTTGTTGTTTATACTGAACATTTGTTCTGCATCATAAGTAAAGAAGCTAACCCACCCAAGTGCTTGTTCGTCAAAAGACAATGTGTTGTAATTTGAACCTAGATCTTCTTGTAATGAAGCTACATATTGATTGTTATGTATATCATAAGCTCCTAAAACCACTCCGTTACCTGCTGAAGTTTTTATTCTATTTAAGTCATCTCTAAAAAAGTCTCTCATACCGTAACGAGAAATTTCTTCTATACCATTTTTACTCAACCTAAGCACTGCATTGTTGTTTTGATCAGAAAAATATTTTTGATAACCGTAAATAGCAAAGCTCTCAGGGTTTTTGCTTATACCATATTCTCCAGCGTAAGGCTGTATAACGCCTATAACTAAATTGCTTGAAGTTATAGAGCCTCCACCTTCAGCTGAATATATAGCGTCTTTATCTATTAAAGCCCTACTAACTTTTAGCTCTTGAAATATAACTAAATTCGTGTCTTCAGCGTATAGCTTTTGTATAGACGCGTTTGCTGGATCAGCTGTTTTGCTAATGTCTTCACCTACAGAAAATACATTTGTTTGATTTATGCCAGTTCTGGAGTTGTATATACCAGAATATATTAAAGAGCTGCTTCTGTAGCCACCTATTCTTTCATCTTCAACTATATAAGCTTTTACGCCAAAGTCAACAGTTGTGTTGTTATAACCTCCTCTTATTCTAGACTCCTCTATAGCAAAGTCGTTAACTCCCCCTAGGTTAGCAACAGCAGGATATTTTCCTGGAACAGTAGGTGGTACGCCGAATGATCCATTCCAAATTGGTTCATCGTCGCTATTTGTCTTTTTTAAAATAAAAGTATTAAAATATTTAACTTCAATTACTGCTCCCATTATTTAATTATTACTTATTTTTGTGTTAAATTACACTTCGTTTAAATGGTGAATACATAGTTTTCTACTGGAGGATCTAAAGGCACTCCGGTTCCTGTTCCCGCAGATTTTACAATAGTGCTAGTATAAGCCCAGTTTGGAGCTTGGGGTGAGCAAGGTCCACCAGGAAACGGTCCTTGACCTTCTAAAATAATACTTCTAAGTCCAGGATAAACCGTTATAAGATCAGTCACATCTGTTATGTCATCCCAACCGGCACCCTGAAGCCATTGACCGCTACATAGTGGAGGGGTTCCTCCGGGGGTCCAATAGGGGTTTGGAGTGCTAGATATAGGATCTAATAAAATGTTTGTTTGATTTCCGTTTTGATTTATAGCTTCTTGCCAAGAAGGGTTTGCAACACCTGTGTCTCCACTACCTGCCATAAAAACCCAATTACCATTTGATCCATTACCCCAAGGAGCTAAATAACCAGCAGCCCCCTCACATATTGACACAACTATGTATTTTCGAATTACTTCTTGGTAACCAGCGTTAATACCCGAGCTAGTTGGAGTACCTGTAACTGTGTATTCACAAACACCAAAAGGTGCATCTCCAAACCTACCAGGTCCACCGTAAGGCGTATCACATATTTTTAAACCAGTGTTAACTATAATAGAACAAAAAACGTGATCTGCTGGATCGTCTAGTCTTAAGTTTACAGTGTAAACATCAGCTGGCATTGCGTCGTTTTCGTAGCCTGTGTTTAGTAAATTAACCTCTCCAACTCCATCGGAATTTTGTTGCATAACACCTCCGTTAGCTAAATCAAAATACTGTGCAGCGTCGTTTCCAGAGCTGTCTGTCACACTTGTGATACTACATGTTAAATCTTGCCATTTTTGATCATTTTGGGGTGCTGGAAATATATCGCTAGCATCAAACCCTGCGCCATTAACGCCTTGTATAGCCGCAACAACTTCAATGTTTGCACTTCCTATATATACCGGGCCTATTGGACAATTATTGAAAGTAGGTGGTTCATATAAATAGATTAAATCACCTTCAGTTACATCTATTAGTTGATCAACAACTAAATAGTTAGGGGTAAAAAAGCTTACAGAGTCTCCATTAAATAGGCCGGTAGCTGGATCAGCACCAGTAAAAGGTGGAGTTGCCCCAGTGGTAGTAATAGATTTATTAAAAGTTGCTATTCTAGTTCCTGAACCTACAGCACCGTCTGTAAAACTTGCTACATACGTTCCATCTGGTATTGAGCTATTTGCTTGTGTAGTATATCCTACTCTAAAGTCAATTGTATTATACAAGGCAATAGTATCCATAGTAAACACTGTCCAAGTATCAGGGCCGGCGAAGTTGATTGAAGTGCCTGTCTGCGTTACTCCAGAAGTTGGGGCTATAGGCCATACGTTATTAGGAGAAGCGTTGTTTTGGCCGTTAATACCATCTGGACTTGTAAAGTTTGTACCTGAAGTTACTAAATTGCTTGGAAAAGCTGTGGGATTTGTATCATTAGCCACTGAAAATCCATTCAATACGTTTGAAACGCTGTTAGTTTGTCCATATACATCAAACTTAAAACCACCAGTTGTTGCTTCAGCTGTTTGAGTGCGTAAGGCTCTAACACTAGTTTCTTCCCATGAGTAAAAAGCTGGCGCAACGTTTCTTAAAACAGACGTTCTAGTGAAAGTTGATTCTAAACCATTTATTTCACAAGTAAATACAAATGTAAAAGTATACAAAAGCGGATCCGTGCCAAACCAAATGTTGTCAACAAAACCTTGTGCTATTCTTATATCGTATAATTGGCTTGAACCTAGTTCTGCAAAACTAAAAACAGGGGTTACAACGCCTCCAGTTTCATATATAGTTTGCACATTTTCTTCATAACCATTAAGCACGGAGTCTAAAGACAACGGCGTGTCTGTTGCGCTTAAAACAATTGGGCTACCAAAGTTATTTACTAAACCAAATGGCGCTTGAGTAATAGTTGGAAATTCACCAGTTATTGGATTTGGCCTTAACCCTTCGGTAAAAGAATTATCATTAAATGGCGATATACCTCCTGCACCTTCACCTACAGGATTTTCGTTTAATATTATGTTGTTAACGTCTTGTATAATACCGGTTGTAGACGATTCCCAAAATATATCTAAAAGACTTTTCACAGGTTCTGTTTCGTATACCGCTAAATACTGAATTCCAGGTTTTGCTACGCTTGATATTTGTATTCTATCTCCCAATGAAAAATTTACGGCTTCACTAACAATTAACTGCGCTGCATTTGTAAACGATACTTGTGTTCCGCTAACAACACCGGCTGTTTGGCTTAGGGTAACAGTGTAATCAACAATAGGGCTTCCATTAGCTATTATGTCGGTTATAATAGTGCCTGATGGTATGCCAGCGCCTGTTACTATCTGACCTACAAAAAACCCAGACCCACCTGGGTTGAAGGTTGATCCAAAAGTTAAAGAAATACCAGAGCTTCCTGCTGATGTGTTAGCCGTACCAGCTAGACTTTCCCCTGTATAAGGAGTTGCTGTAGCAGTTACTAAATCTTCAGGAAAGCCTGGGCCTGTTACAGAATCACCTGCTTCAATGTCAATCACGTTACCTGAAACGTTATAAAGTCTAATAGTTGCAGAGGTTTCTGTTACTGCCGCAAAACCCGTTACAGCGGTGTAATTTATGTTAGCTTTTTGACCTATTTTAGTAGCGGTACTTATTCTAGCTATATATGGGTTTGAATTATATGTGTAAAACTGAGGGAAAAAATTTGGGCTCGGAGGATTAACGGGGTTGTAATTAAACAAGTCGTTCATAGGAGAAATAGTGATTGCAATATCAAACTCTCTACCTGGGTAGTACTGTAGGTTGCTTAAACCTGCGTTTGTTAATAGTTCTGAAACTTGTGTTGTAGAATTTTCAACTCTACCATAAAGTTTAACTGAACTTCTAAATTGATCTTGCGTAGGACCAACTTCGTTTAAATCTCTTGGAACTTTATTTATATTATCACTTGTTAAAACAATATGAGATGTTTGGCCTTGCTCTAAAGTTAAGTCCTCAGGATAACCTGCCATTATACCAGGTAAATAAACATTGTAATACTCTTGCTCAGTCTGTTTAACAACTATTTTGTAAGTGTACCAACCAAGCGGGTTGTAATCAGCGCTTGTAGCATCACCGTTATAAACTCCAGGTAAACCTAAAAGAGCATTTTTACTTGTAGCTATTTGGTTGTTAAATATTAATTTTATTGAATCTCCTGGCCAGCTATTTGCAGGGGTTGATAGTGTATTGTATGCAGAGTATATAGTAGATCCTATAAAAGTTTGATTTCCTGAAACTAAAGCCTCTTTATTATTAGATAATATAACGCCCGACTGTCTGCCATATCTGTCTGACAAAACAACTCCTACTTGATAGTTTCTATTTGTTTTTAAACTTGAATTTGGGTATTCAATCCTGCTAGTTGTATCTTGCTCTTTCCCACCTGGCTGTAAAACCACTAACTGTAAATTCACTAACACACCTATAGTAGGAATGTCTATAGTTATGGTGTTGCCACTAATGTTTGTTATTATGGTTCCTGGGGCAACTCCGTCTGATATTACAATCATTCCAACAAAAAAGTCGCCTTTAATGCTTGTTATATCTATTACGGTTGAGCCCACAGGAAACGTGCCTAATATTTGAGCCGTGCCTCCATTTAAGTTAAAAGATGCTTTATCACTTACAGCAAGGTTGTAGTTTATAAACTCAGGAGCTGTATGTTTGTTTTGGTAATTGCCATATATAACTCTATTGCCAGAAATTTCTTGAGCTAAAGATCTTACAGGAATTTTGTCATAAACTCTTATTAAATCTTTTTCAGGTAATGTTCTAAATGGTTTTTTAGACTGGTAATCATAGACGTGATAATCAGGCTCACCCACTGTCAACTCAATACCCGCTACTAGAGTTTGAGCTGAACTTAAGGTTATAACTCCTGATGTACTAGGATTTACGTTAGGGTCATTAGGCGCATAAGCCATAACTGTAACGTCTGTAGTTATACCAAACCCAGTTACATAACTCCCAATCTTTATACCTCCAACTATGTTATCCACAGCAACATCCGTTTGGGCTCCAACTGTAGATGTTTTAACTTTACAAGATGCTGACGCATTAAACACCTCTGCTGCGCTAATTGTGTCAATAACTTTTACGGGTATTTGATCTGACTCTTTGTATAAAATATCTATATCCGTAACCTTTAAGCTACTACGCATATTGTAGTTTTTAAAAGGCAAAGGTATTCTTAACTTTATTTGATCTACTTTATTTTCAACAAAATTTACTATAGTACTTCTTGACGCTTCTGATTGATTATTTACTTTTTTTAAGTCAGGTTTTTGTACATACATAAAATACCCGTCTTGCTTAGGTATAAAAGCGGCTTGAGTAAAAGTTGAGAATAAAGAGTATTCATTGTCTTCAAACTTAAATCTATAACCAAACCTAACAAATTTATCATCTAAGTATGTGGGATCTCCTGCAAATTTTGAGTCGTAGTAAGGGTTTGCGTTTAATATTATATCTGTATTACTGCTTAGATTTGGGAAAACAGCTCCAGTTATGTCTATTGTCCACAAAGATAACCCCGCGTCATATGAAGCAGCGCTTACTAAAGCTCCTGTAATAGGTTGCACAATACCTGAAGCGTCAATGTAAGACACAGATGAACCTGAGTCGTAAGTAGTTGCTTGATCTACTTGTATATCGCCAATAAAGTTTTTAACTATTATTTGAGTACCTCCGTTTACTGATATGTTTAGCTCTCCATTTCCTCCGTTAGGTAAGTTTTTACTACTAACATCTTTCATGGTTGACTCATATAGAGTTGTAGCTGAAGTAGATAATCTACTTTGAGCATACATTTCAATGCAATCATATGGATTGTACTTGGCTACTGATATTTGATCTTCTGTTGTGTAGTAAGTTGGGGATTGATTAGGATTGTTATTAGCTAAATCTACATTTATTTTTCTTGGTTGATTTCTATTATCTGTCCAAAAAAGTAAATTTTCTACTATATTAGAAGCGTAAACTAGATGTGTTGTTGAAAAGTTAAGAAAAGAACCTTCCACTAAAGTTACTAATTCATTATTGCTACTATTAAAAGATACTATATAGCTCTTATTGCTAAAGCTGTAGGTGAACTGTAAGGGCTTTGGATCAGTGTAGTTTGTAAAGAATAAGTAAGTGATGCCAGTTGACTCATCTTCTAAAGTGCCAATACATACCACATCTGGCGCATTTAAGTGAGCGCCAACATCAACAGCTTTTGCATTACCTAAAACATTTTCTAAAGAACCTACGTTAGACCCTTCTGATTTGTTAACTTGAACATTAACTGCATTTCTATATTCATTATTAGGTAGAATACGAGCGTCAATGTCCTTGTTCATTTTGGACTTTAAAAAGGTGTTTTTAGACTTATTCATTTAATTTTAGTGTTTAATCCATTTTGATTTGCCTCTCATTACTTGAACTATCTCGTCAAGCTTAATGTTAGATAGCCTTATTTTTGCATTTCTTAATTTAGCTCTTCTGTCTTTTTGAAGTCTTTGAACTAAGTACTCTTGTTGTCCAGACCTTGTAGATATTATAGAATGCAATATGGACGCGTATAAGGCATCTTCTGCTAGCTTAGGTACTTTAGTATCTGAGTCATAAGCCAAGCCATCAGAAATGTATTCTAATACAATAAGCTTTCCTGATAAATTACTAGAAAAAGACATTTTACCTTCTCTTTCATCCATATTAAACCAGCCATTCATTTGAGATGTTTGTGGATCAAGACCGTATTGTCTTCCCCAATTCCAACTGCCTTCAAACCCATAAGCATTTTGAAAGTCTACGGCTTCATCTATATTGTTGATTAGCTGACCGTTTATTAAATTGTCATTAGCGCTTTTCCATCTTTCAACCGTAAGCGAAGTTCCTTCTATGTTTTCTCCAAAATTGTCTTGAGTTGGCACACCTGCTTGATCTTGAATAGGTGTTCCAAAAGGAGCTATTGTTAAATTGTTTGCTGGATATATAATTCTTTTTACACCTAGTTGGTCTATCCAGGATACTCTTACATAATTGACATAGTCTTGAGGCAGTATAACGCTTAAGCTAGCTGGTATACTCAGTTCTTGAGAATGAATACTTTTTAAAGTGTCATAACTAAATTCTTGCAAACTTCTTTTTGCAAAAAATAATACGTCAGATTTTTTAGCGTTTTGTATTAATTTACCATCTCCTACATAACCAACCATAAAGTTATCTATAGCATCGGTTAGTTTTATGTATTCATAACTTCCGTAGTTATCTTCTACGGTATCTCCATAAGCTTTTTCAGCTTCTGTTTGGCCATACTTACCTCCTGTTAATATCTTTAATTGAACAACAACAAAAGTGCCAGTAGGTAATATTGCGTCAATATTTATAATATTATTTGAAACAGAATAAGCAAATAAATACTCATCATATGTGCCAGGAACACCGGTAGGGCTTGTATATAATTTAAAATTATTTAAAGCATAGTTAATATTAGCTGGATTCCAATCGCCAAATATTAAATCTGTATCAAATGTAGTTGGAAATTTTTCATTAACAGCTCCAGTTAAAGATCTATATCCTTGAGCTCCTTCGTAATATTGTTGATTTGTTTCAGTTATTAAACCCATTGTTATGATTTTTCGTTAATTGAAGTTTGTTGGGCTTCTTGCTCAGCTACCTGTATTATTGTAGGGTCATTTAAAATAATACCACAATATTTTAATATGTTAATTATTAAACTGTTTTTTTCAGAAACATCTAGTTCAAAATCAACAGTGCTAGATCCAGCTGCACCAACTGGGTTAAATATAAATTGACCAAGTGTACCTACAGAAAAATCCCAATTAGGATCTGTTGGCTTAAATAAACAGTTTATGTTTAAAATGTCTGGAAGAGGTGCTACTTTTATTAAAAGTTGACTTATAGTATATGGTGCAATAATTGCATTTGTAGTATAAGCAATAGGATAACTAACAGTGGGTGTTGTTAATTTTGATCTGGTTATTTCCGAATAATCGCTTTTGCTAGCTAATTGTGTTATTGAGTTGTATGTGGGGTTTGAGGTGTTATATGTAGAAATAATTTCACCTAACTTATATATAGTTCCTACGCCATTGTAGTAAAAACCACCACTGGTAGTGTCATAAGAAAACACTGCTTCTTTTTCAAAAGGATAGAGTTTATAAGAAATGTCTTTAAACATGTTAAAGAACTCAGTATCGTTTTGTGTATTGTTTTGATTTTGACGGTTAACTTGATTTCCATTTGGAAAATAAGACATAAATATTTCACTTTGTGCTTGAGTAGCTAAACTACTAAACTCTGATGGGGTTACGTAACCTCTTTGCTCTTTGTTTATAATATACAAGACTGTTTGATATACTGTGTTTATACTTACCGCCATTTTTTATTTTTGTTATAATAAAAGGCCCGAGTAAACGAGCCCTATATTAGTATTACCTGTTTTTATAGTTTTTTATCTATAGACTTATAGATTTCTACTCCTTCATCTGTTTTTAAGAAAGCCGCAAACGCTGAGTAAGGGTTTTCATCAAAAGGAACGTTCATTAATTTTCTACCGTTTGATCCCCATGTAAAAGATCTTTGATCCGGTGATAGATTAATTATTCCAACTTCTACTGCTCTAATAGCAAAGTTTCTTAGTTGTACATTTTCATCGTTAGCTAGGTTTATAAATAATGCCGGATTGTTTCTAGCAAATAACATTAAATCTCTTTTAAGTTCTTTAGAACTCATTTCATTTACTTTAGAACCAATTTCGACTCTTAATATAGCTTCAGCTTGATCAACGTCAATACTTCTAGCCGCGTTCATAGCATCTATTTGAAGGTCTAATACCTCTAATTGATCTACAGCTTCTTCTTTTGCACTAAACTCTTCATAGACTTTGCCTTTTAAAGGATGATATAGAGACAATAACTTTTGCAAGTTTTGTAAATTTTTAGTAACTGTTAATGAGCCATTTAAAAATCTAATATGTCCCATTGTAGCTTCCCCTTTTTGCTCATCTACTAATGGCGAATCTTGATTAGTTGCAAATCTAATTTCTCTTTGTTTCCCAGTTTTTTCATCAAAGTAAAGTAAAGCATGTTTTCTTGTATGCCTACCTGGTATTGTTAATGTTAAAGGTGACTTATTACCTTTTAAATAATACACTCTATCTTTAATCTCCCACTCTGGTTTTGTAGGTTTTACTGGAGTAGCAACTTTTGTTACCACTTCTTTTTGAGGTGCAACCTCGATAGCTTCTGCTTTAGCTTGTTTAGCCATAATATAATAAAATTAAATAGTTTATAAAAGTAATAATTACCCCCGTCAGTTCAACGAGGGTAAGAATTACATTAATGTTGAATCAATTAGATTCCTTTGAATAATACAAAGTTGTTAGCAGCTTGAGTTACTAAACATCTTTCAGATAGGAAGTTTACTTCCATAGCATCAAGAGTTGAAGTAAATGCACCACCAGCAGAACCAGTTAACCAAGACTTCATTCTTCTGTCGTCAGATTGTGAAGCTCTATAACGTACATGTAAGAATGGTCTACGGATATTAGTTCCTAATACTTGATCGTAAACTGTAGAAGTTCCAGCTGGTACTAATACACCTTCAATAGAATTAACGCCAACAATACCTCCACGAGTAGAAGCATCATTTAAGTATTTCCAATCAGTTTTGTAAAAGTCATAAGAACCTCTTCTAAATCCTGAGAATCCAAGATTTAAAGCCATTTCTTCAGAATTTTCAAATAATCCAAAAGCAGTACCTCCAGCAAATCCGCCAGAAATAGAAGCTAGCATATCGTCAAAATCAAGAGATGTTTGTCTCTGTAGGAATAACATGTTCTCTTCAATTGCTCCTTGAGTATCTAAATTTTTAAGAATAGCATCAAATTCGTCAAGTCCAGCAGCAGCAGTAAATCCTACTTCTACATTTCCACGAGTTTGAATAGCAGCAAATAAACCTTCAGTTCCCGGTAAAGCGCCAACTGTTTGGCCTGTACCACCACCTTGATTAAACTCGCCTTCTACCATAGCCATTTCTAAGTGATCTTCAAAACGTAAACGTGTTTCAGATTCAGCTTTTAAATACCATAAGTATCCAGAAGTTCCGTCTTCAGTTGCGACTTCAACCCATCCAATTTGAGCCATATCAGATCCGTTAATTACGAATTGATCACGAATAATGATTGGTGAATTAGAATATTGAGTAAAAGAAGGAGTTATAGAAACTCTTGTATTAGCATTTTGCACGCCAGTTCCAGCAGCAATACCGCCTAATTGAGAACCTTTAACATAAGCAGAACCATACACAAACACTTTAAGTGTTGGAATACCACCAATTGCAATAGGCATAGCAGCTGCACCTGTAAAACCAGTAGCAACTAATCCAGTCCCTTGAAAAGGAGCAACTGTAAAACTAGCACCACCTGCACCAGCCGCGGCTGTTGTAGAAGCTGTTACTAAACATTTTTCTTCTGCACCAGTTACTGGATTTAACAGAACTACTGTATCATTAATTGATACAACGTTATCTACATTAGCAGCTAAAGTAATAATGTTTGTATTAGCAACATCCGCAGCAATACCAAATCCAGTGTAGGACACGTGCAATCTGTTTTGTTCTGACCAAATTACTTGATCACTTGTCATTGGCATTTCAGCGCCAACCATTCTTAAAAAGCCTGATAACGTTCTGTTTCCATAACGCTCTACTTCAGCTTCATATACTTCTGGCAGGTATTGTTGAGCAAAGTCATTTGCACCGCCGTTAAATTGTAGGTAGTTACTAGGCAGCAATTGTTGTGCTTGCGAAGGTATTAAACTACCAAATTGAGGAGTTAAACTCATAATTGTTTGTTTTTTTAGTTAAATTTTTTTGTTTTAATTTTTAGTTTTGTAGAATCAGCGCCTGAAATTGCTTTAACTCTAAGTCCGTTTACAAATACATCTCCTTGAGTGGCCCTAGCTTTAGTGCTACTTAAGTTTTTTGAACTATTTACAACGTCTTTAACTGCATCTGCTTTTCCTTGCTCGTAAAAATGAGCGGCAATCTTATCTACATTGTCAGCGGCATACATAGCTTTGTGATAGCCATCAACATCTTTAACATTTCCTTCAGCGTCTAGGAACTTCCCGACAAGGTTTTTAATGTTTGATTGGCTTTTTGCAACTTTATCACGATTTTGAATATTATACTTATAATTTTTTTCACCAACTTTAATATCGAAACCTTCGAAATTATTGTTAAAATGATTTTTAGTATTTTCTTTAAATTGTGCGTGTTGTTGCTCAGCTGTTTCTTGCTGCTTATTATATCGGTTAAAAAAGTCCGTAGCTTTTTGTTGGTCTTGAGTAACGCCCGGTCTCAACTTGATCTCGTCATAATACTTACTCTTCGTCTCTTCCAAATAGTTTTTGGCTTTTGCAACTTCTTCTTTAAACGCAATTCTTTTTTTGCGTGCATCTCTATCTTCGTCAATATCTTCATCAATGATAAAGTCTTCTAGTAACATATCAATGTCTTCACCTTCTAAATAAGGCTTTTCTTTTTTATAGTATTCTTTTAATAATGTAACATCATCTACTTTAGAGTAGTCCGCGTTAAGTCTAGTATAATCTTCTATTGTCCCACCTGTTTCTTCCATAAAAGAAACTAGCTTTTCAATATTCTCAGGTAAAGCCTTGCCAAGAATTCTTTCATCTTGCACTGCTTTTTCTACTTGAGCTGTAACTTCTTTAACTTCTTCTTCAGTTACTTCTTTGATTGGAGAAAACCCTTCAACATCCTCGTTGGACTCTTGTATAGGTTCTCCCACCTCTGCGCTATCTCCGGATGATTTTTCCACAGATACTTTCTCTGTTTCTCCGATTTGAATGGCATCTTCTTTTTGTTTAGGGATTATTACTTTAGTAACATCAGGCTCTAACTCAATTAAAGGCTCTTTTATATTTACCTTAATTGGATCATTATTTTGCTGTGTTAATTTTTTAGGAGTTTTCTTTTTAACTTTAAACTCACCTTCCTGCTTAACAGGTTCATTTGTTTTTGTTTCTGACATAATATAATATAATTAAATAATTGTTTACTTTTTACATAAAAGCTTGCATCCCTGTTTCGGGTTGCTGTTCAAAGTTTATTGGCAAGCCATCGTTTTTTCTTTGGCTTATTAATTCACTTTGCTGCGAAGCTTCCATCTTGCTTCGATTATCTTTACGATCTTCAATAGAACCTTCTTTTTGTTGCACCATTTGAACATCCATTTTTTTAAGCTGCATATCGTATTGAAATCTAGTTTGCATTTTTTGTGCTTCTAGTTGTGCTGCAATTTCCATTCGTTGAATTTCCATTTGATTTTTGGACTGTTCAAATTGAACATTTGATCCCATTATAGCTTCTTGTTTTTGTACTTCAGCCATAGCTGTTTTTTCTGCTGTATCTGCCTGTGATCGTCCTTGAGCAGCTATATTAGCTTGTTGATTAGCTTGGTCTTGTTTAGCTTTAGCTTTACGCTTTACCTTAAGCATTTGATTTGCTAATTTAAGATTTTTAATATTTCTTAAATCTATAGCGTCTTCAAGGTCAATACCTCCTTGTTGCAATGCAACTTGTATGTTATTTTCTAACTGAGCCTCTTCTTCTTCATCTGGTTCTAATTCTAAAAATATACCAAAGTCATGAAGATTTAAATTTGCTATTTCGTCTAAGGTTTTAATATTAAATGTAGATATAGAATTTTGTAAAGCACTTCTAGTTAGTGGAAATTCTAATGCGTCAGCTATTTTTAGCGCAATGTTTTCGGCTAGTTTAAGAGTTATATAAAGGCCTGACTGGTTAATATGCCTGGTAGCCACATTGGATGCGTTAGCGGCCATCTTTTGCAATCCTACAAGCGAGTTCTTATCCATAGCCGTCCCATCTCTAGCTTCATTAAGCCCGGTTACATCGCGTATCATTTGTAAATAATATTGATACGTTTGTATTAAAGATCCTATTTTAGCCTGACCTGACGAACTGTTAAGTTCTTGAATAGGCACTTTACCTGAATTCATATCGCCGTCTTGAGTAAGTGATCTACCTACTATCGAACCAGTTTGAAAATACATATTTAATGCTTCTGCTGGATTGTAATTAGTTCCATTACCTAAATCAACTTCTGCAAGTCCGTCCATATCTAAGTAAACACCGTCTGGCACCATACGAGATAAAACTTGCTGCAGCTTTAAATGTGTTAATTGAATCATATCAGCAAATCCAATACATTTACTTACAAGTGATTCAATACGTCCTTTGTACATTCTTGGTGCACATAAAGCGTAATTCATTTCTACTTTAGTTGTGTCAGCAGTAGGCCTTGACATATTTTCTGCCAACTCCCATTTAACCATTTCATTTGAACCTAGTACTTTGGCTCCTGTATATAAAACTTCAATTGATCTTGAAACTCTTTCAAAGTTATCATTTTCTGGTGGATTAAATGAATCAGGCTTTTCTAAAGCTTTCATTAATCCCTGTGGAGTTTCTTTTATTTTAAATACTTGATTATGGTATGTTTTATAATCAAAGTATAACACTTGAACTGTGTTTTCGTCATAATTACCCCAGCCTGTTATATATTGACTATTGCCAGGCATAGATTGAATTCTTTCTAATTCTTTTTCGCTAATATTAGGAAATTCTTTTTTAAGTTCTGGTATTGTTATAGATTTTACTTCACCTACATAATACACGTCGTCAAAGTTAGGATCCTCGGTGTAAGAATAAACAACATAAGCTGGATCTACATAATCAACTGTAATTCCTTCTGCTGTATTAAAACTAGTTTTAGCTACCGCAATTCCTAGAACTGTCAAATCCATGTTTAGCCTTCTTCTAGTAAGCTCATATTTGTTTTGGGCAAGCACTGCGGCTATAGCTTCTTCTTCCGCTATTTCTACTGATTGCTTGTAGCTTAGCTGCATGTGAAGCTCTAATTCGTCTTTAGATTCCGGAATTACATCTATATTTGGCGTTTGATATAAATCAATACCTAACGTTTGCTTTAAGCTATTTAAATATTCTGCGGCTACCATGTCTTCGTAAAGCATAGAGGCATAATCTGTTCTTTTCTTTATTGACGATGGGTCTTGCGCGTATGCTTTAATTTCATAACTTTTTCCTGATATTCCGTTTACAACAATATCTACAAACTTAGATAAAATTGGCACTGGCTTCCAGTCTAAGTTTAAATAAGATAAATCACCATTAATAGACAACTCATCTTTGTATTTCTGTATTGATTGCTCGCCTCGAGCATATAGTCTTAATTGATGAAATTGATTCCAACTAGTTAAGTATCTATTACCATTAGTACGGCCTTGACCAAACCATTCGTATTCAATAGCCTGCCCAACCTGCGTCCCGTACTCTAAGCTTGCTTTTTCTGCATCACTCACTACTTGACTAGGGAAAGCGCTATTGGTGTTAGTATATATACCCATTTAACTTATTATTTTTGATGTTGAACCTTTGTTATCGTACTTTTTAAAACCTAAATCTACCGCTTCTGGTTTTTGCCTGGGTGGATTAGGTGCATATCTATGCTTGTTGCAAGCCATTAAAGCTAGCCCTGAACTTATAGAGGCATCATGCTTTGTTCTATTATTAATATCAAACTTTGCCCAATCTTCTAATGTTCTTTGAAAATACACATCTCCATAGCCGGTTTCTTTTAAACCTACAAAATCGTTTATATAGGTTTCTATAGCCGCTGCGTGAGCTTGCTTAATATCTTCACTGGAATTAGGTATTCCGCCTAACTCTCTTTCCGTAACAGAAAGTTTATTATATTTTTTATCAGGCCTGTTAATTGAATAACCTCTATAGCCTCTTCTTTTAAAATGATACAATAATCTTGGCTTATTATTTTCTGCTAGTATTGGCATCCCGTAAAACACGCAAGCCATTAATACATCTTCAAAAAATATTTCAGCGGTTTGAGGCCTAGCAATATATTCTAAAAAAAAATGATTAGGAGGTACATCCTCCATGCTAAACTTAGTTAAACCGTGAAGAGATCCATTGGATCCTCTGCCATCCGTAGTGCCCGATATATCATATGGATCACAGCCAAATGCTCCGCAGTGCTCATTACCAGGATGATTGCTACCATTTTTTATATATCTTTTATTTTGTAATTGTTTAGGTGGGACCCAGCTAACTAAAAATCTACCGTCTTTATTTGGTATAAATATTACTTTAGTATCTTTTTCTGCATTTTCCCATTGGAAACTTCCCTTAGTTACTTTAATTGAATTTTTAAGATCCTCATTAAAATCTATTTGCTCGTATATTTTTGTTAAATTAAATAGAGATTGTTTTGATTCATCTCTAAACGCATGCTTTGTTGTACGTGGAAATTGCCTATAAAATTCATTTAAACTATCTTGATCAGACTTTAACCCCGCTACTTCATTATCCCAATATTCTATAACGCCCTGCGTTATTTTTATTCCATGCGGATCTTCTACGTTTTTTTTTGGTGTGTTGAATACAGGTAAGCCATAAGAATCAATGTATCCTTCGTAGTTCCATTCCATAGGTATGAACAAAGAATAGAGTCCTGAGCGAGTCTGTCCATTGGCGTTTCTTTGAGTAACATCTGAATTGTTATAAAGTTTTTTAAAGTTTGCACCGCCTTTGTCAAGTGAATTTGACGTTGATCCCATCATACACTTTCCAATAACTCTACTACCTAATCTAAGGGTGGTTTTCGTAACACGCCAGTTGTTGAGGATGTTGTTGGGCCTTTCCCACTTCCCGCTTTCATCATGGACGAGGAGCCTGAGCTTCTCCCCATCGTAGGCATTATCGCCGGTGTTTTTCCAGTCGATGGTGGTGTCCAAACCGGTAATTTCTTTAATGGCTTGATTGGAATCAAGTTTTCTACGGGTAAATTTGGAGGCAGGGACTCTGTAGGCAAGTTCGGTCTTGGGCCTGTCCATACCGTCCTGTATCGGTTTGAAGAAGAATGGATAGTTAACGGATATTGGTACCACCTTATCTGTGAACATCTTCTTAGCATCGGCACA